TAGCCGCCACAGCAAGTATTGACCCATCAGCAGAAAGTGCGACACGCGAGCCTTGAGTAGGCAATACCGCAGGGTTTGGACGTCTAATCCAAGCAGAGCCGCTCCAGTCATATGTCGAGAGAAAAGGCGAAACGTCATGCCCAACAGCAAGTACTGACCCATCAGAGGAGAGCGCCGCGCCAATGCCAGTACCTGTAGGTAATACCGCAGGGTTTGGACGTCTAATCCAAGCAGAGCCGCTCCAGTCGTAGGTTGAAATGAATGGCGTAGTATTGTGCGCCACAGCAAGTACCCTGCCATCAGCAGAAAGTGCGACACTGTTGCCTGCGCCAGAAGGTATCACCGCAGGGTTTGGCCGCCTGACCCAAGCAGAGCCGCTCCAATCATAGATAGACGTAAAGGGTGAGCCGCCATGCGCCACAGCAAATACCGTACCATCAACTGAGAGCGCCACCCCAAAGCAATCGCCTCCGGGCAATACCGCAGGGTTAGGGCGTCTAATCCAGGCTGAACCGCTCCAGTCGTAGGTTGAAATATGAGGCGAGCTAAAATGCCCAACGGCAAGTACCCTGCCATCAGCAGAAAGGGCAACGCTGCGCCCGTCTCCGGCAGGAAGTATGGCAGGGTCAGGGCGCCTGACCCATACTAAGCCGACGCGATCAAATGTCAAAACAACAGGGTTGAATGCAGTCGCATAGGCAAAGAGTGTGCCATCAGCAGAAAGAGCGACACCATTAATATGTGGCCACGCCTGCGAAAACATGCTGAACCAGAAATTCCCACCCGAACCTATCAATGTCCGAGTAAAAGTTGTCATGGGCACATCATTTAGCTTCAGAGCTATTGACGCCTGCCTGATGTTTCTTGAAGGCAATACAAAATCCCGCGTCACACCGTCGCCGTTACCCACCGGGACATTGACGTAGGGTTGGCCCGTGAATACGTTTGCCAAAGGCAGTCTTGCCCTGAATACGTTGCTAAAAGCAAACTCCGCTACGTGCCCATTCCCAACGGTTATGCCAAACCGCATTATTCCTGTCGTTCGTCGTCTGTTTGCGGTGTCTGCCGTCCACGTTGCTGCAGCTGTACTTCCAAGCGCCGGTTGTGAGCCTAGCCCTGTCATCTGAGTGGAGCCTGCGCCAACAGCCTCGCCAAGCGAAAATGCGCCGCTTGGTGCCGCCGCCCCGCCAATCAAGTGATTCACAAGGCCGTTGCCATTTGGCATATTTATATAGACTACATCAACAGGTGCACTAAACGTGACAAAGATAGTCGCAAAAATCGTGACGACATCTAAGCTTGTTTTAAGGATTGTGATAGGATTGCCGGCCGCGTCCTCAAGCAGTGCATGAGTCACAAGGTTTGTCGTCCCCGTACCGAAAGCCACGCCTACTTCAGAGAGATTCGCGCCGATAAATTCCTCAGGGTTGAGCACAATCCTGCGCCGCCACGATGAATTTGGTATAGCCCTTATAAGCGTATCATCAACCGCCGCTTTAGTCCCAAGGTGTGTAAATAGGCTTGTGCGAGCAGGCGCCAGTACACCCGTGCCTGTGCCAAAATGGATATTGACAAAGTATGCGCTGCCGGTACATAGCCGCGTCCACATCTGGTCTAGCACAATATTATATGCGCTTGCTTGCTGCTTCAGCTCGCCGCTTAGCGCATCCCTGACTTCAATATCAAAGCGATTGTGCAGCGTGATGGCCGTCTCTACTTTCATGCCATTTTCCCTCCTTAAAGCGGATTGCCGCCGACTCTTGTAACAACAAATGATATGTGGCTGACGCTTGCCGTTATATGCTCATCTGTAAATGTATTGCGGTAGAACACTTGCAGAACGCTAAAACTCATATGCGTTAAATCGGCAGCCAGACGATCACCTGCAAAGCCTCTTGGCGGTTCAATCAACGCTGTGAACGCCACGGCGAAAGAAGGAACGTTAAACTCGCAACCTTCGTTATTGCTCGTTAGCGCACTTGGAATTCCATCTGATGCACCGCTAGTAAACGTGACAACCAGATCATTTTTGGCCGCGCCTAAATGCACCATGTTGAGATATAACTCTGTTTGGTCAGCGCCGGCCGAGGTCGAAAGAAGCGCAAAAGAGACACCTAAAGCATCTCTCACTGTGAATCTGTCTCTTATGGTAGCGCTCGCCAAATTCTGCGAGAGCGCATGGCTGAACTTAATGAGAATCCGCCAAACATTCAATTCATTTGAGATTGACAGCACAGTTGGAGTAATCGGGCGGCAGACGAGCAGTCCTAGATTGCTAAGCGCCGCTGTAATCTGTTCACTTTTGTAAGCATTACGATTTTGTATCGGGATAACTTCAAAAGATATGTTGCTTATCGCTGTTGTCACCAAATCCGGGAAGATGCTCATGCCGGCGTAATTGCGCTCTGTCAACCTCCACTGCATCATTCCGTTGACCGTTGCAAGAAACCCAACCCTAAAGTCATTTGTCCGAAAGAGCGCAATATCCGTTGCTGTCGCCGTAATTGCGGCAACCCGGCGCTCGACTTCCCAAATTCTTGTGCCGTCAGGCTGGTGGCAGTACGCCCTGTAGTACACAAGACCATCGGTTTTGATATAGCCGATGATTAACCCTTGGTCGTTGTGGTGCTCCCGCGTTACAGGCAACCACCCTCTGATTGTGCTGATTTTCGATACACCGGTAGCAAGCATAATCTTCGGCTGCTGCCAATGCTGCGCGTATAAAATACCGCCCTGCACGTAAAAAACCCAAGGGAATTCTTCGGTAACAAAGTCAAAGCGGCGAGACTTCCAATCCCTGTCCCAGTATCCGTCAAATTCTATGGCAACTGATGTGACATTTGCTGCTACGGTAAATTCATCCAGCCAAGGTGTTAATTCATCATATGGCAGATGCTTTGACTTGATTGTGGCGAGGCCATCATCCACGCAAACTGCATATGCTTCATTTGGAGCAGCACCAACTGTGGGGCGCTTTACAGTAACATCAACAGCCTGCAGCGTATTGCTTTGCTCAATGGTGTGGACAAGAAACAATTCAGTCGTCAAACCACGGCTAAAATATGCCTTAAGCTCCGGTTGCGCATTGTTATAGAGTGTTTTTTGCCTTGACTGGATCTTTGCTAACAGCTCTTGACTAATCTGCCTCACATACTCACCACCTCAAACTACCGGCTGGAAACATCGCACTAAAATTTTGGCGGTAAAGATACAGCTTACTCTATTTACTTTCTCCCAGCTTGGCGCCTCTGCAATGAGCCCCACCCATGTATCGATTCCATCGCTCACATTGACCGGTTCGCCTGTCGCCTGACATCTGTCAACAATCTCTTTGCCTGCCTTGTCTACCCATAATTCAACATCAATAACCTCTGTTGCGCTACCGATTGTCTGCACATGAGGCAAGCCATCTAGCGTGGTATGCCAAATCTGCCGCGCATCAAAGCGGCGGAGGGTCTTTACATAGCGTGTGATAAGCGTCTCGTCAATCTTCCAGATTCCAACCGGCATACCATCACCTCCTGTTGCTTCTGCGCATCTCATCCATTACTGCGTCAACGGCGCCGATAAATTCGCCCTGATTGTTCACGCCTCTGATTGTGATTTCACCTGTATGCACATGGCCGATTTGTGCGTTTGCACCAAAGCCCACCGGCACAGCCCTCTGGATGTCGCCGCTAATTCGTGACATCGCTTGCTCAAAGCCTATCCCAAGGCCGGCTGCCATATCATTGCCGATGCCGGCAAATAGTACTGACGGGCTCCTGATGCCAAAGAAACTTCTAACGCCGCCTACAATACCGTTCATGAAGCCTGCGATTTGCCTTCTTATCCACGCACCCATGTCAGAGATGCCCTGCCAAAGTCCTCTAATGAGCTCGCCGCCCACCCGCGCCATCTGCAAAGTTGAGCCGGAGAAGGCATTGACAATGCCGGAGATAATGCGCGGAACAGCCGACACAATGTTTGCAATAACCATCGGCAAGTCCCGAGTGAGTGAGCCAAACACCCGCACACCTGCTTGTGCAAGCTGTGGACCACTGCCAACGATGCCACCCACAAGCGCCGTAATAATCTGCGGGATTGCAGCTACAACTGCCGTAATAATCTGCGGCAGTGCGCCAATTAGCGCGACCAAAAGCAGTATGCCAGCTTCAATTATTTGTGGTGTCGCAACGATAAGGAATGATACTATCGCATCTATAATTTTCGGCAGCGCAGCCACAAGCTGGGGGATAGCGCCAAGAAGCCCTTGTGCCAGACCAATAATAAGCTGAAAAGCCGCGTCCAGCAGGAGGGGTAGGTTTTCCACCAAAGTACGTGCAACAAGGCCAACGGCCTCAACAATCGCCGGAATGAGCCGGGGCAGCGCATCACCGATGCCGCCGGCAAGCGTGGCAACCATCTTTCCTGCCGCCTCCACCAGTGCGGGCAGCGTGTCAATAATGCCATCAACGAGAGCAAGTGTAAGCCGCAGCGCACCGTCAGCCAGGCCGGGCAGAGCCGCGACTAAGCCACCTAGCAGCGTCATGATGATCTGCGAGGCGGCGTCCGCAAGCACCGTAATATTATCTGTAATCGCACCTCCGATGGACATGACGATATCCATGCCAAGCTGCACGATGTCAGGCACCGTTTTCATGATGCTATCCACAATGCCGCCGACTGTAGTGCCGACAACCTCGCTGACTCTCGTCCAGTCGCCCCCTGCTTCGTTTAAGCCTCGCGTAAATTCACCAAGCAGCCCCACACCATCACCAGCAAGTACTTGCAGCTGCGGCAACAGCACCATGCCAAGGGCATTTCTTGCAGCTCCGGCACCTGCGGTGAGCCTCTGAACGGCATCATCAAATTCGCCAAGGCTCGCAAGCGCGTCCTCACTCATCACAGCACCCATCTGCCGCGCTTCCTCGGTTAATTCTGCAATTCCCTCGCTGCCCTGCGCGATAAGCGGATTTAGCTCAAGTGCCGATTTACCGAAGATCTGCATAGAGAGAGCATTGCGCTCCGTTTCGTCATTAATGCGCCCCAGTGCGTCAATAGTCTCCCAGTAGACCGTCTCTGCATCGCGAAGATTGCCGCCGGCATCAGTTACAGAGACGCCAAGCGCCTGATACGCCCCGGCTTGTAATTTTGCCCCTCTGCGAGCCGCGTCCATCGCCCGCACGTTTCTTGCCATGCTGCCGGTCAATGTATCAAGCGGCACGTCCACAAGTTCAGCGGCATATCTGTAGGCTTGCAGCGCATCTGTACTCATGCCGGTGACTGTGGATGCTGTAAGCATCTCGTCAGCATAAGTTGCCGCACCTACTGTCATGCCGGCAAGTGCCCTGCCAGCCGCAGCAGCCGCAACACCAACGGCTACAAACGCAGCACCCATCGCCACACCTACGCCTTTTAGGACACCACTCATACGCCCAAACTTAGAGCCTGCCTCGTCTGCGTCTTTGCCCGTTTTGTCAAGCTCGTCGCCAAGCTGTTCTGTCTGCGTTTCTAGGTCGTTTGTTTCTTTTGCCGCTTCTTCTAAGGCATTATTTGTGTCGTTAAGCTCACGCTCCATACCAAGGAGCGCGGCGTTTGCGCGGTTGAGCTGTATTTGCCATTCTTGTGTGCGTTTGTCGTTTTCACCAAAGGAGGTGGCGGCGTTCTCAAGTGCGGCGCGGAGGACATCCGTCTTTTTCCTCTGTTCGTCCATCTCCCTGCCAAGCACCTCTTTGCGGGATGTCAGAGCTTCGACCGACTTGTCGTTCTTGCCAAATTGAGCCGAAACAAGCTCCATTTCGCTGCCTAGGACTTTAAAGGAACGGTTGATGTCCCGCAGGGCGTTCTTGAATTCTTTTTCGCCGTCTAAGCCTATTCGCAAGCCGAAATCTGAATATCCCATATGTTTAGTTATCCTCCTTTCTCCTGTCGGGCATAATAAATCCGAGTTCTAAGATAAATCTGACATGCTGCACACCTCCCTGCAAAATTTTCAAAGGTAATTGTATTTTAACGCTGTTTGGCATATACTAATGGTAGGCTAAATAGGGATTGCCCTACTTTTGAAAATTCAAGGAGGTTTTAGCATGAGTGTCACTATAGTTGATAATGCGAAGGTAATGGCCAAAGGCCAAATTACGCTCCCAAAGGATATCCGTTCCAAGCTTCGCCTTTCCACTGGAGACCGTGTCACCCTCATTTGTGAGGAAGACCGTGTCATCCTCATGAACTCTGCTGTTTATGCTATGAAAATGCTGCGGCAGGAAATGAAGGGCGAAGCGGAAAAAGCCGGGATTCAGACCGATGCTGATGTCATGGATCTGGTAAAGGACGTTCGCGCGGAGATTGAAGGACTGTGAGGGTATTGATCGATACCAATATCCTTATTTCCGCGTCCTTGAGCAATGAGGGAACGTCATATCAGGCATACGTTAAAGCAGTTACCCACCCCAACTCCGGCGTGATTTGTGATCAAAACATTTATGAGCTTCGCCGGGTATACAACCGGAAGTTCACGCACAAAATCCAGGCTCTTGAACGCTTTTTAGCGCATGCGCTCACCGTCCTTGAGGTTGTTCCGACTCCTGTTGTTGTCGTGTCAGATGAAGCGCTTGTCCGGGACATATCCGACAGGCCAATTCTCCGGGCAGCCGTAACGGCAAAAGCCGATGTACTTGTAACCGGCGACAAGGACTTTCTTGAATCAGGCATCACAAACCCAAAAATTGTCACGGCGGCAGATTTTCTGCAAATGGAATAACAGCGGTTTTGTTAAGCAGGGGCTAGATTCCCTGCTTTTTGCTGCCTATATCCCATAGTGAATCACATCATCAATAAACAGCTCCCGCATGGGCTTTGCCATGCCAAGAAACTGCTTGTGGCACTCCCACAAGTCTAAGAGTAACCCAAGCGGCATGAGCCATGTTTCATCTTCTGAGCGGTTTAAATGTACTGTGCCATAGTAGAGAAGCCGGGTAAACAACTCGTCGTCGTTTACTCGGCTTGTGCGTTTTTTGGACTGTCCTCGCTCTCAATACTGCGCTTCGTGCCCCTAAACATTGCCTCAGTTATGGCGGCTTTGTATTCTGCCAAGTCTAGCGGTGTTGTTAAAAGCTCCACCGCATCTTCTGTCAGAAGTTCTTGCCGGCTTTCCTTGTTTTTCAGGTTGTGGATGAGGATAGACTGGTTGGCAAGCAGCGTAATCAGCCAGATGATTTCATCTAAGGCAAGTTCAAAGTTCTCAGCCTGCATCAGCTTTTCGCCAAGGTTTTCAAGGCCGCCGTAGCGCTTTGCAATCTCTTTTGTGGCGCGAGTGGTCAGCACCAGCTCGTATTCCACGCCGCCGATGTTAATCTTTGAGCTTCTATCGCTGTCCATAAACTTTTCACCTCCCTACGGCGTATATGCCGGCTCGTAAACCGACGTATACCAGGCAGTTATCGTGGCCGGCAACACAGCTGCATCATCCTCGTTTACTTCAGCCTTCCAGGGATGCTGGCCTCTTAAGTCCGCTTTGTTTCGCCGAAGCACCGTACCTTCGATGCTAGGCGTAGAGAAGGTAATGGAGTCACTTTTTGTTTCCAGGTTCGTAGGTGGGATGCCAAACTTGACACGATAGAGCCAGAAGTATCGGTACTTGCCATTTGCTTTCTTTGCCCTAAACCCTACCGCCACAGGCAACCCGACATCTTCACTAGTTGAAATGAGCACACCCTTAGAATCCACCGTTGCACCTGTCAGCGCTGCGGCAACAGCACGGCCGATGCCGTCCACGCTGAGTGTTAGTGTGCCGCTTTGAAATTCCTTTACTACCTCTATGGCCCCATCGTCTGCATAAAGCGTTGCCTCGGCAAGCTCGATGGAGAGCTCTGCTGAAATCGCTTTTGCCAGCATTAGCGGCGTGCCGTATGTTTCGTTGCCGTTTGCCGCCTCTGTAATGGGTGCATAATAGAGCCGGTCAAGCCCAATCGTCGCCATAATCAGTCCTCCTGTAGTCCGTATTCTTTTGCCACCTCGACGGAATAATGGTGATAGCCTGTGTCGATTTCATACCCGAGGTAACGCCGGCCTGTGACAGTAAAATCATTTTGCAGCAGCGTACTTACGATCTGATTTTTGCGTTGCAAGTAATTGCGCTTGCTAAATAACGACAGCCGCGCTTCCTGCACCTCAAGCCCCGGTGCGTTGTCCGCATGGACCTCGAAAGTGTCCGAGAGCGGAATAATGACGACGTACTCATCTGGGGCTTTGCCGGTGAAAGCGCCGGTTTCCAAAGGGATACCAAGCAAGACAAGCAGCGCGTTCAATTCCGCTAAAATGCTCACAGGCGCTCAACCTCCTGCTCAAAGACCTTAACCATCTCCGCTATGGTGAGCTTCCTAGCCGCGCGTCTTGCCGGCTGCAAAAAAGGTTTCGCTGGCTGGCCGTGTTTACCGTGCTCAAGAATAGCGGCAATTTTGGCGTTGCTTTCGCCACCACTCCGAGGCTCAGCAAAACCAATTTTGATATTGAACGTACCGTGTCTGCTGAGCTTGACCGGCGACAAACCCAAAGCATCGGCTAGTTCACCCGTGCTGCGCGACGTGTGCAAGGTGTCACGCCCAATAACTGCTTCCAGATTACCTCTGACCTTTTCCAGCGCGACCTCACCGCCTGCTCCCAGCACCCTGCTGATTATTTCATCTGTTTTGTCCCCAAGCCGCGACAGCTTCAAGAGAAACTCCTCTGGCATTTTCATCTCGGCCCTAGGCACCGGAAATCACCTTCTTTGCAAGAACTTCAAGATACATCCCACGTCCGCGCACATCCTCAACGCTTAAAATATTGTACCTGCCGTCCTCGCAGACGATAACCATCTCTGGCGTGACTTCAAGGCCGGGGATTTTGCGGAAGCGAAAGAGTGAGGAAGCCTCGGAGAAGGCCGCCATGTTCGCCCATTTTTCATT